ATTGGTTTCAATCAAGTTAAACAGCCACACCTACTATTCTTATGGAATTAAAAACCGGTGATAAATTATTTGCTCTAGAACGCAGGTTATACTGTGTTGACACCTTCCCTTATGTTTTCGTAGTACACTCAGTTACCCCTAAACTTGCCTATATTCAACCTTTTGACAATAATGACTACCAACAATCGTCTAAATACACAGTTTATCGTACCTTAGTCTCTCATGAATCCAGATTTATAGCTAATTGGAGAGGAAAACCTCACCCTGCTTTCTCTTCTAGCTTCGACTATCTGTGGCTATGGGATGAAGTCTGTAAAATAGAATACCTTCAATCAGCCTTAAATCTCAAAATCAAACGGTATCTTAACTGTTTAAGAAGCCAATCTGACTTTTTAAATTCTGATAACTTTCGCCAAAATTTAAAAGTTTTTGAGACTTTAACTCGGCTATTTGAAACTTTAAACAGTTTGTCGCCTTCTAAATCTAAAGACCTTGTTTTTTCTGAAACTGAACTTAAACTTTTGGAAGTTCAAACATTTAATCAAATTTTGGAGGATTTTTCTGATGTCTAAATTATTAAATATTGGTGACAAAGTTGCAAGTATAGGTTTTGCTGGAAAATCATGTGGGAGCGAATATTTTAATATATTCCATATTGACCATGTATCTGCTAAACGCTGTCGTGCTTTCTGTACCAATAGCCAAAGACTCAAAGATGTCGTGTTTACCCTCGACCGTACACCTTATTATCAAGACGGCATTGCTTTCTATCATTTTCACGGTTCTTATGGTGGTGTCGATGCTGTTTTAGTTACTGAGGCTATTCAAAAGCTCTACGAGAACTATTCCCGCATCCTTCGCCTAAAAAAACAGGTAAAAGCCATTTACCAATGGTCTGAAAATCTTTCTTTGCACACTACTACCGATTTATCTGTTATAATCAAAGCAATCAACACAATCGATTCTTTGATTAAACCAAAAAAAAAATGACTAACCATACTCTAACCCTATCTGCTTGTCTAAGCTCAATTGACTTAGTTCAAATTCCCAATGCAAATTTTAATTTTGGGAAATATCCAGTGACTCAGGCACAATATCAGTCTGTAATGGGAACCAACCCCTCTTATTTCAAAAACAATCCACAAAATCCAGTAGAACAAGTCAGTTTTGACGACGCTCAAGCTTTTTGTCAGAAATTAAGTCAAATAACAGGGAAAACCTATCGCCCACCAACGGAAGCCCAATGGGAATATGCTTGTCGGGCTGGTACTACTACTCGCTTTTATTATGGCAATGATGCTAATGAGTTAGGAGACTACGCTTGGTATTTCAGAAATTCTCAGGGAACAACCCATCCCGTAGGGCAAAAAAAGCCTAATAATTGGGGACTTTATGACATGATTGGTAATGTTTGGGAATGGTGCGCTAGTTATGGCGGCGCACCAACAGACGGCAGTGCTTGGATAGAAATTAGCAATAAATCTTACAAAGATATTGTCGTGCGTCGGGGAGGCTCTTGGGTTAACGATGAAATTAACTGCTATTGCCCCTACCGAGGCTTTCTCCATCACTCCATCTCAGATTTTAACTATGGTTTTCGGGTAGTCTGTGACAATTAATTACTAATTAGCTATTTATCAGTTATCATTCGCTTGACTCATCATGATAAAATTATCAATCTCATCGTCCATTGTTGGCGCAAAGTCTTCTTCATCTTTTTTGTTAATGGCAATCACTGTCACTAAAAACATACCAAACAAAACGATAAAAAAACCTAAAATCAAGCCAGTTAATAAAATTAATTCCATTTTTTTTTATCCTTAAAAAAGAGCCAATCCCCTACAGAATTGGCTTTTTGAGAAAAACACAGGAGCAAACTAAGCTGTAAGTTTAGTCACACAGGCGCTAACAAAACTAGCAGGAGTAGTGACCCCAGCACCAGCCGCAACAGCCTGAATAGCATTTACAAAAGCGGTATCTTTAAGAGCAAATTCAAGAATAGCTAAAATAGCGTCTCGTTGCAATAATTGGTCAGCATTTGCCGAACCATTAATATTGTAACCATAGGTTGCCCGGAGAATATCTACACCACTATTTACATATTGGGGGTCAAGTAGATAGCTACCACTGGCTGGATTTGCTCCCCCTTTGACTGCGGGGGTATAAACTAAAGGCATATTTGAATCACCTACTTTAAAAAATAACGTGGAATTTGGGGTAAACGTCTAAACGTTTCGCACCTACATATCAATTTGGGCGATTTTATCAATCTGTCCACCAAGATATTGGCAAATCCCCTTCTATTTCTTCACCATCAATTGTTGGTTCATATTTTCCAGTTAAATATGGGGAATCTCCTAAACTATACGGCAATCTGCATTGAGCTTTTGTTTCCGTATCCATACGATGTTCTGTGTATATTTTCGTACTATTTGGGTTTAATTGGTCATCTAACGACATTAACAATAATTCCTGTTTATGTTCTTTATACCAATCAGAAACCTCCTTTAATTGTTTTCCTTTTAATTTGGTCAAGTGTTCTTTTATGATTCCATGCACCGTACCCTCATCTGCCCTATACTTTGTATAGATTTTTCCATACCTATTTTTAAATCTGTCTCTTAATGTTGTCCACGGGATTCCATATCTTTCAGCTAAACTTCTAACCGATACTCCCCCTAGCTTATAGATTTCAAACAACGTTTCTGTCTGTGTTTTGATTTCTTCTTTGGTTTTATTTGTTTTTGCTTTCATCGAAAAAATTACCTCAACTGTGACACCTAAATTTTAAGTTTACATAACTATATTTGTCAAAATCTGTCTTTATTCGCTCAGTTAACCCCTTTAATAGTTAACCTTAAATCTATTCCTGAACAAGTGTGAACCCCTTTTTGATACTTAGAATGTGACACCTAACCTGTACTACTCAGTAAAAATCAATAAGATTCAGTCATATCAAGGGTTTTAAATTTTTGGGACAGTTTAAATACTGTTTAAAAATCAATAAAACCTAATCACAGTATAGGTTTAGTCTGTTTTGTACTATGTAGTGGGGGGGATAACTTTATTTTTTTTTATGATAGGGGTATCTAATCAACACAGTGGTTTTTCCTCTAAAATGAGAAACAAGTACCTTTTGAGAGTATTTGGAAGCTACGAGTACCTTTAAGTACCTTTGAAGATTTAGTTTCCCAATTAGTTGTGTTTTGGCGTAGGTCATCTTTTTTAATGTGTTTTCAAGGTTTTGTTCTTTGACCACTCCTTATACTAAACCGTGAAACCCTTACACTGCATAGGTTTCAGCCAATTTTTACACAAAAATCTGGCATATCTATATATATTATATCTTTTTTTTTTTGTTAGGTTAAATGTTTCAAGACCCTAGGGTAATTCCTAGTCTCGTATCCATGCTTATATCATATACGGTTTTGAGCGAAATGTCAAGAGGTTTTTTAAAGATTTTTCTTTTTCCAAAAGATTTCCCACCCTAAAGCCTTTCTCAGAGAGGATTTCAACACTTTTAACATTTTTTTCCTTATGTTTTAATATGCTTAACATGGCCTAATAGGGTAAACGTGGTATTGTCTAAGGGGGTTGGAGTGTGAGGAAGGGGTAGAAAATAGCCCTGTAAACCTTACAGTCTTATTAAGAGAGTGAATATAGCCTAAACGGGTAAAAATGTCTTTAAGGTGTTAAAAAGTAGCAATTGGAGAAAGACCGAGAGTGAAAGGATTAAAAACGAGTGAACTACTCACAAGAAAGGATAGGCCAGTGGTTTAAGTATTTGTACCTAAGTAATTATACCTATCACCCAGTCCTTTAAAGCCCGAACATCAAAAACTTGCAAAGCTTTTTAAAACAAGACAAATTGTTAAAGCTATAAACGAAAGGTACTCAAAGGTACTTGTAGCTTCCAAATGCTCTCAAAAGGTACGAAAAGCTTTTTTTAGGGGTTTTTCACTGTGTTGATTAGATACCCCTATCATAAAAAAAATAAAGTTATCCCCCCCACTACATAGTACAAAACAGACTAAACCTATACTGTGATTAGGTTTTATTGATTTTTAAACAGTATTTAAACTGTCTCAAAATTACAAAACCCTTGATATGATTGAGTTTTATTGATTTTCACAAAGTAGTACACTTAAGGTGTCACTATAGGACGGAAATACTAAACTACCTAAAAAAAGCTAGACAGCCTATTGAGGCTAAAATTAAGAAATTAGCTAAGGATTAGACTTGAAGGTTTTGGTGATTGCAACTTAATTGCTAATCTTACTCAAAACTCAAAACCGAAAAAATTGCGTATTTTTGGGCATTTTACCCTTGAGAAGTGTTTCAGAGCTAATTTGGGTTAGGCTATTAAACCTTATCACAGTATTTTTTTAGTCTTTCATATTCAGATAATGAGGTACGGACTTTAAGAGTATAATAATTTCTAGGCTTTTTACTTGACATTTCCTGTAAGCTTATGGTATAACTAAATATAGTTTAGCATCTTTTTCTGCCTTAAGTTATGTCTAATTCTCCAAAAGTACAACTAAATTTTAATGCTCCTGTTTATAGTGTAGCTGGAAAGATTGTCAAAGATCAAGTTGTAGAATTAAAACCTGAGTATATTGTTAGATTTATTGCAAGGGTTTTTCCTGGTGGAAGCGATTCAGTTATTAAAGAATTGCTTGTAACCGATATTTCAGTCGGGATTACCTCTGAATTAGCCGAAGAGTCTGATAATTTGTTTTCAACTCATGCTGATGTTCCTAGCCTTCGTGTTTACATCGCACCAGAAATTTTTGAAAAATTTCTTATTACTGAAACAGGAACAAATTATAAGGCTCAGACTGTTGACGTGCCAAGACTATTAGAATGCTGGGAAGTATTAGGGTTTCCTCTTTATATTGATACTACTAAATTTAACTTTTATAAAGGTTGGGCTATAGGTTTTGGTGTAAAGACTGGTATCCCAAAAAATCTTTAGACTTCTTACCATAAGCTTTCTATCAAGCTTATGGTATATTTAGATAAGAATAAAAGAAGGTCGACCCATGAGAAAAATATGAGAAAGCAATTATGGTAAAAAGTACCAATAATGCCAGATGAGAGAATTATGAAAGAAAAATGAGAAAAATATGAAAAAGCAATTATGGTAAAAAGTACCAATAATGCCAGATGAGAGAAATATGAGAGAAAAATGAGAAAAGGGGTGAAAGTAAAAAGAAGAGATAGAGAGAAAGGAAAGCGGGAGGGTGACACACACAAAGTCGTAAAACCTGAGAATGATAATCATTCTCATTTTACACAAAGTCCTAAAACCTGAGAATGATAATCATTCTCATTTTACACAAAGACTCTAAACCTGTGAATACTTTAGTCTACAAATTAAGGGGAGGGCAGGACAGGGATGCCATGAGTATAAATACCTAGACCACACACACAAAGGCTCAAAACCTGTGACACAAAATTGCAATATGAATGTCACACAAAAGTCATACAATTCAAAACCCTGTGACACAAATCACAACCTCCTTGTGATAAAAAGAAATGCAGGGGCAAAATTGGAGTTTGCGCCATGTGTAAGAAAAGCTAAAAAAGAAAAAGAAATGCAGGGGTAAAAATAGAGTTTGCGCCAATGTAAAAAAAAAAAAGCTAAAAAATTAAAAGAAATGCAGGGGTAAAATTGGGGTTCGAGCCACGAGCGAGTAAGAAACAAAAAAGGTTAGGTTAGGACAGGCATACTATAAGTATAAATACTTAGACCACTTGTAATAAAGGTTAGGACATGGATACTATGAGTATAAATACTTAGACCACTAGCTATCACAGGGAAAACCAGATAAAATGATGTTTCTAACCCTATCAAAGAGGGTAAAGGACGAGCTACTGTGAGGTGAAAGACGGTTAAAAAATGGAATATATATATATAGAGGAAAAATAGGAGATGTGTGCCAATTCTGAAAGTGTCCACTAGAGCGGGACAAGTCAAGATAAATAGTGACATAATAGGTACATAGAGAAAAGACCATAGGAGGTCAAAAATGAAGTACACAGAAATCATAAGCATAATCAGAATCGTAGGATTAAATTGGTACGGGCAGACTTGTGCAATGTTTAAAGAGTTAAAACGCTATGACGTAGGTAATTTAGAAGACTCAGGATTAAGTGCGGAATTGAGCAAAGAACAAAAAAGAGAGGTAATTGAAGGATGGTTAGCAAAGAATAGCGGGGATTTTCAAATAATCTTAGACTTTGAAGCTGACATAGAGTTAGGAGATGGGAGTAATGTTACGTTAGATTGGCTAAACGAAGATAGCGAGTGGGAATATATGGACTGCACGGGTCGTTTAGCCAATCTACCGTGGTTATGAGGATTAGTATAAACCTCAAAAAATCCTGAGAAAACCCCCGAAGTGGTAATTAAAAAAGACCAAAATAGGGGGTTACATAAAAAAGTAAAGTAACATAGAGAGGACAAAGATATGCCAATTTGAAAAGTGTCACAAACAAGTTGACAAAGTAGATGAAGGATGCCATAATAGGTACATAAGCAAAGAAACACAGGAGTAACAAAAATGACTTACACAAAGGCACTCGATAACGGGGATGTAACATGGTTCAGAATACTAGGGCAAGATTGGTTTGGTAAGACTTGTACACTGGACATAGAGTTAAACAAGTATGACATAGGAGAATTAGAAAACTTAGGATTAGGATTAGGAGAATCCGAAAAAGAAGCGAGAGAGGTGATAAACCAATGGTTGTTGGCCGCCGATATTTATGACCCACAAGGCTTTTGGAATCCTGATTTTAGTTCTGTAACGGATTATGATTGTCAGATTGAGCTAAGTGATGGAAGTTATTTTAGTCTAGATTGGGAAGACGATACAAACTATGCTAAGTATCGAGAAATAATGCTTAGTTACCAAGAGGCAATGTATGAAGCAATGTATGGTGATGAGGAATAGTATAAACCTCAATAAATCCTGAGAACACCCCCGAAAAGGTAATTTAAAAATACCAAAATAGGGGGGGGGGGTTACATAAAAAAAGGAAAGTAACGTAGAGAGAACAAAGATATGCCAATTTGAAAAGTGTCACAAACAAATTGACAAAGAAGTTAAAGAATGCCATAATAGGTACATAAGCAAAGAAACAGGAGCTAAAATGTCACCGTCACATTCGAGAGAACCGTTAGTAAAGAGATTGTTACCATTAATAGTAGAATGGGGTAACAAAACAGTAACAGATCAAGAATTTCTGAGTACCTGTGATAAGTTCTACAAAATTCTAGAGGGTCGCCAGTGTCCACATTGTGGAAGTTATGATGTGGTAATCAGGGCGTATAAAGAAACAGCTAAGGGAGAGAAATACCCAATGTTTCAATGTAAGGACTGCAAAAGAACCTTTTCAGGGGTCAAAAAATTTAATGGTAAATTCGGGGACAGTTTAGAATTTGACACACTTGACAAGTAATGCAGATTGTGACATAATAGAGACATTAGTAAGTTAGGAGTAAATAAATGGAGACTGAAATCACTAAAGTAATATTCCGTAAATGGAATAAGTCGGTGGACAAAGAACAAGGAATTATCGCAATATTCCCTGAAGATATTGGAACAATGTCAAGTTATACTTGTAGTGCGTGGGAATGGGTAGGTGAACATGGTGCTTGTGACCCTGCGGAGGTAATCAAAAACTCAAAACCTGCTAAAGAGATTGAATACCAAGAAATCAAAAATTACCTAGAAAATCATTACGGGTACAAGTTAGAGGTTAACCAAAGACTACGTTACAATGCCATAGAAATCAGACAACAAAAAATCCGGGAGATAGGTAATGGACACTCAAAAAACTAAAGTAATATTCCGTAAATGGAATAAAGATATAGACCCTAAACAAGGCATAATCGCAATATTCCCAGAGGAAATAGTATCACTGTCATTCTTAGATTGTGATTCATGGCAAAGAGTCGGAGAATATGGTGATATTAATTCTTGGAGTCCATGCAATCCTGAAGTAGTAATTAAGGGTTCAAAACTTGCTACTGAAAGTCAATATCTAGAGGACAAAAATTACCTAGAAAATCATTACGGGTATAATCTAAAGGTTCTGAAAAGAATACCCAGAACTGCCATAAAGGTAAGAAGCAAAAACATAGCCCAATTATAGGAGGGTATCATGACACAGGACAACAAAAGAAATTACAGCTTTTTGGTTAAGGTAAGGGATAAGGACGGAAAACTTATTCCGTGCGACGAAACAACTGACAACACACGGATTAGCTTTGACTTAGCTGAGTTGACCGATAAGCAGGTAATTTCTCACCTAAAATCAACGGGGAAAACATTAAAGGCTTGGATGCCAGATGATCGAAAAATCGGAATAGATGCTTATGTCTTTGATTCTATTTCAAGGACTTATACGCTCCTTTTTTCGTGGTATGATGTGGATGTTGAGAAAGTTGTGAAGCATTAATTATCAGGTATCAGTTATCAGTAAAAAAATATCTACCCGCTTATCAGTTTAAGCTATATGGACATAGAGTTAAACAGGTATGACATAGAGGATGAGATACCTGAACTCATTGATTGGGATACTCATATCGACACAGCCGATTGGGAGATAGAGGATTAATGACCAGGTATCAGTTATCAGTAGCCATTATTTAGGAGTACCAAAAAGATGAACTTTACCTTTTTTGATCTAGGCTATGCAGTGAAATTGACCAATGGGGAAACCGACATTTTACTACAGGGTGAGGATGCTGAAATCTTCTTAAAACAAGTCGATACCCTTAAGGAATTATGGGAAAATGGCAATCCTAACTATGAAGTTTTCCCTAGCTACGAGAAACATTTAGAAGTTTTGATCGAGCCTTATTTTTAATCAGTTCCAGTTATCAGTTATCGGTAAACATTAACCATTTAGGAGTAGAAAAATGTACCAAAAATTAAGCACCGATGAAGCTATTAAATTACTGAAATATGATCATAGTGCTGGTTGGTCATGGGAGGGTGCTACAGCTTTAATTGAGTACCTAGAAAACTTAGAGGATAGTGATAAGCCTATCAAATTTGATAGAGTCGCTTTGCGGTGTGATTTTTCAGAATATGATAGCGTCCTAGAGGCGGCGGAACATTATGATTTTATTCCCCCCGATGATGAGGATGAGGATGAGATAGAAGCGGAGGCACTTAAATATTTGGAGGATCGGACGACCGTAATTCAATTTGAGGGTGGTGTAATTATTAAGGACTTTTAATTAATCAGTTATCAGTTATCAGTTATCAGTTATCAGTTATCAGTAATTAACACATAATAGGAGTAAAAAAATGAAGGAATATACAGGGAGTTTAAACCTCACAATTGAGGTCACGGTTAAGGCAAAAAACAGAAAAGAAGCGTCGTCAATGTTTGACGATTTATACACTCAAATCAGCATAGAAAATGACGGGAACCAATTGATAGAGATAGTTAGCGATAATCTGGGATTACTCGAAAATAGTTGGGATATAGAAGATTAAGTAGGAGTTATCAGTTATCAGTAAAAAAAGCCAAAAAGTCAAGAGTATATGTGACAGTTTATAAATTGTCACAACCTACCAAAAAACCCCTTGACAATCCAAGAGATAAATGACATAATAGGTACATAAGCAAAAAAACGGGAGTACATCATGAACTATCAACCGCAATATCTTAAAAAATGGACAGAAGCACCAAATTATTTAGGGATGGATTTAACGGACTTCTATGTAGTAGCGGCTGAATCAGAGCAGAGTGATTCAGTAGATATGAGTAATTATCGAGTATGGCATCGATTATTTCCAGACTTAGAAGAGTTTAGTTTTGGGGGTTGCATGGAATTTAAAGCTTTAATGATTCATAAAGATTCTTTGCTATTAGAAGCAATAGATGAGAAAAAGAAAAGCTTGGAAGACTACTCAATACTAGATGAACAAGACTTGTCTGACTTAGAATATGAGCAGTGGTATGAGTATTGGTCAAATTGGGGATATATTGAGTGTTTTAAGGAATTGTTAATAGCAATACCTGAGTTAAAAGATGATGAACGAGTAACGAGTCTGGATAATAAGTGTGTATTAACCAGTGATGAGTTAGGTGAGTTAATTGAGGATTTTGCTAACGATTTTGCGAATCTAGACGATTTTAGTATTAGTTTTAATTTTAGCGAGTCTGAGAAGGAATTGCTACTGAAAAGACTAGAGGACATTTTAAGCCGAACTGAGGAAAACTAACATAAACAAAAGGGTGAGTTAATGTACTCACCTTTTCTTGTCTATACCAAACAAGGCAGAAATATGTAGGAGTTGTGTAATAAAGAATGAATAATGCAGGTATGTGTATCAGGTTTGTATATAAGCAAAACTAATAACAAAGATAAGAAAAAATTATATAAGGTAAAGTTATAGCAAGGGCGGATAGGGATAAGAAAATAAAATACGAAAAGTATTGACACAGGACTGAAAAGATAGCATAATGGGTACATAAGCAAACAAAGAGGAAAAAGACAATGTATAGCACAAAATGGACAGAAATACACTATCTGGGAAAACGAAAAAAAGACGGAAAACTAATATATATAGCCGCCCCGACATGGGATTGTGATTGGTACTGGTCTTTCGGGTATTTAAGGGCAAAAGGGGAACATTACCACTTGAGCAACTATGGGAATATCAACTGGCAAGAGGCTCTAGAAAGAGACTACACTTTAAACGTAAAATTGAGAGGGGATAACCTATGGAAGTTTTACGAACTAGCGAAAACAGCTTATGGATTAAAGGAAGTAGCGGAAATATTAGGTAGAGGTGGTTCTCATGTAACGGTAAACCCGTTAGCAGAGGTAATCAAAAATAAAGCAGAGGTTGACAGAATCAATCAGATAGTATTACCTCAAATATTTGATGCAATAAATGAGATGTTCGAGGTAAGAAAAACACCTTGACAAAGAAATAGGGTAGCCTAAAAAAAGTTACCCTATTTTTAGATGTAAATTGTTAGTTAGCTACCTTACCATATTTAGGTAAATGACTACGATGTGTTTCAAAGAAACCGGGCAAAACAGCGAAGGAGGTATCTTTAAACTTAGCGTAAGAACCTTGATGAAGTAATTGAAAAGACTGGTCAATATAATTTTTAGATTGACCGTATTTACCTTCAATCCCAGAATCATCAAGGTCTGAAACAAGCCACTCGATGGTTTCCTGTCTAAGGTCATCCAAGTCAGGGGGAATAGAAAGTCCTAACATTTTAGCGATAGTGCCGTTAGTTCTAGCGTGAATTGTCTCGTCCCTGCTAATCTCTGCGGAAACCATAGCTAACTGAGTACCACCTAAACGGCGGTATAAAGTTAAGACCGGAAAAAAGATAGATTGTTCGGCGACCCAAGTAACTAAAACGGGGTGATATTTCTCTCCCATTTTTAACCATTTAGAGACTAAAGAACGAGATTCAGACTCAATTTGTAGTTTATCAGTAAGATTAGCTAAAGAGATATTTGAATAGGCATAATTTAACTGAGAGTCATGTTTTTTTTCGTCTTTAAAATTAGAGGCTAATAATAAAATACCGTAATCAGATAACCATTTTCTCTCTCGACTAGCACACTCTTTAATCCATTGACCAACGGGTAACTCTAAGTGTCGAGCCTCTAATGCTTTTTGGATAGTTTTTTCCGCACCCCGAACACAGTGACCGTTTTGAATAGGCATAACTGCCCAATCTCGTTTAGCGTTTAATAGACGTTGAAAAATTAATTGATCAGACATAAAGTTTTTACCAGTAAAAAATTTTTCCTTGTATTAAAGGATTGAGTGAACCCCTTGAAGGAAAGATTACCCCTGCATTATAACACAATAAAAAATTTTTAAAAATAAAAAAATCATGGTAGTATATGCACTAAAAAGCCAAAAAGTCAAGCGGATATGTGCCAGTTTATAAACTGTCCCAAAACACCAAAAACCCCTTGACATTACAAGAGATAAGTTACATAATAGAGACATAAACAAAAAAGCATTATATCCCTAAAATCAACTCACAAAAGAATAGTGATAGACACAGCGTATTGGCATCCAATCATAAGACAATGGACAGAGCATCAAGTAGTAATAACACCTAGTTTTGAGGACGAAATAAACATCCGAATAACTGGTAAAAATGAGGACAACGTTAAGGACTACTTACATGATATTTTTAGTGAGGCATTAATGAAAGAGTATGTAGTTTTTAAAAAGGGCTGGGATGTCAAAGATTCATCAGAAATAGAATCTGAACTAGAATCTGAACTAGATTAACAGACCAAAAAAGCTAAAGCAGTGGTAAGAATCACTGCTTTAATCTAAAATAACAATTGCAGGTGTGTGCATGAGGTTAGCACATAATAAAAACTTATTACAAGGATAATCAAAAGTTATATTAGGTAATCTTATGACGATAGGACAAAATTATAAGCAAAAATAATATTAGATAAACTTATGACAATACCTAAAACAGATAAAAAAAGACAAAACTAAAAGTATTGACATTTTTTGAAAAAGATGACATACTATAAACATAAACGAAAACCGGAGTTACCAACCATGACTACACTAGACACAATGATTTTAGATTATATCGCAATTGGGGCATATTGGGCATTTAACGCTACCGTTGTATTCTTTACCGTAATGATGATAATATCGGGTGTTTTGCACGCATTTTGGGGCATTTTAGAGGGGGTGGATAGCCGAATATTTTATCCTCAAAACTTGCATAATATGGACACGACCGATACACAAATTGATACCCAAATTCCTAATTTAGAAAATCTAGAGGAAGACTTAAATTTAGTGTCTAAAATAGAGTCAATATCTCAAGTGGCGATTAAACAGGAACTGGTAGAATCAGAAGTGGTATCAATCAGACAATTAAAAGTGATGGCCAGAGAATTAAAAATTAAAGGTTATGGAAGTATGACAAAACAACAATTGATAGAAAAAATTCAACAGAGTTGAGAAAAAAGTCAAGGGGCTATGTGCCAGTTTATAAACTGTCCTAAAACACCAAAAAACCCCTTGACAATTCAATAGAACAGTGGCATAATAGACACATAAGCAAAAAATAGGAGTCACCAATTATGTTTGTAAGATTAAGCTATCACAATATCGACGACCTCTTTATTTTGTTTGATGCTGGGGTTATTGACTTAAAAACTAAGTCTCAGGTATCCCTATCAGAAATAGAAGACTATGATAATTTTGGATGGTTAGAGTTAACGAGTAAAAATTTAGAGGCAATTTGTGAATATTGTGCAGAGTTAGGTATAGAGTCTAATGGTTCATTAGGTGATTTTCGTTACTGGTATTCTGCGGACATGAACTACCATTTAGAGTTAAAAAGTGACCAGTCTGAAAACTTAGAGGTTAAAATTGGAGAAATCAACTTAAAGCTAGAGGGGTTAAAATTAATTAAAAACGAAAGCTAACAAAAAAAAAGGTTGAGAGCAATAGCTCAACCTTTTAATTTGTGTCTAATCGAGTGCAAGGGTAAATTATCATGTTTGTACCATTTAAAGAATGCGAAAAAAATTGTTTTCACAGTTTAACGGCTTACATAGAATAGCATTGATAGAACTGCTGATTCTTATGTTTCTCTGGGGAGTAATCGAGCAGTATAACCATTTCAAAAATGGTGGTACATTAAGAGATAGTGCAAGGGTACAAATTCAGGAAAAATAAGAGAGCCAGAGGGATTGTGACAATTAAAAAACTGTCACAATCTAATTAAATCTCCTTGACAATTCAATAGAACAGTGGCATAATAGAGAAATAAGCCAAAAAGTACAGGGGTTAGACAATGATTAAAGTAAGATTAAGCTATACACGACGACTTTATTTGTTTGATGCGGGGGTCATTGACTTAAACACTAAGTGTCAGGTATCACTAGATGACATAGAAGACTATGATAATTTTGGATGGTTAGAGTTGACGGCGGATAAATTAGAAAATGTTTGTGAGTATTGTTCAAATTTAGGAATAGAATCTAATGTTACATTAAGTGATTTTCCTTACTGGGAACTTTCTTACTGGTACTCCTACGACCAAAATTACCGTTTAGATATAAAAAGTGATTCAGGTGAGGACTTAGGTTTAGTTAATAAAATATTTGAGATAAACTTAGGACTTTGGAAATCCAAGCTAATCAGAGAAAATAAAAATCTAAAACGGATAAATAGTTCGCTCAATATTTAAGTGAGTGTTTATTTATAAAGCTACAATGAAAAAGAAATCGTGCGGTAAGAAGATTAAAAAGGTTACTCCAAAGCCGGTTAAACCTTCTAAATAGTCAAGATAAGGACGGTGTATCCCGTCCTATTTTATTAAAATAAAAGTTATGAATCTAATAAAAAATTGGTTAGTAATAATGTCTTCAGTAGGCTTATTAGGGGTTAGCGTATTGGCTATTCAAAACCCTGACAAATTCGGGCGAAACGTTGTAGAAATAACAGCGGTGCTAATAACGTCAGTTATCACCTTAGCCAAACAAAGTGATGAACATCCTAAACAAAATGATGAACCGCCTAAGAAACCTTAGAGCCTATTCCAAAAGTGCTAGTTTAAGAGGTATCACCAGGAGTTCCAAATGACTAACACGGTAAACGGTGAACTAACTTGGTTCAGAATATTAGGGCAAGATTGGAATGGTAAGACTCGTACAATGGAGATAGAGTTAGGCAAGTATGACGTAGGGGAATTAGAAAACTTAGGATTAGGATTAGGAGAATCCGAAAAAGAAGCGAGAGAGGTGATAAATCAATGGTTGAGGGCTATAGGTATTTATGAACCTCATGGCTTTTGGAGTGTTGATTTTAGTTCAGTAACGGATTATGATTGTCAGATTGAGTTAAGTGATGGACACTATTTAAGTGTAAATTGGGAGGACGATAAAAACTATGCTAAGTATCAAGAGATACTAAGACTTATCTAAGCTAAATGTCAAGTCCAGATGTGCCAGTTTATAAATTGGCACATCTACCACAAAAAAGTAAAAATGTCAATACCGATTGTGCCAGTTTATTAATTGTCACATCTACCACAAAAAAGTAAAAATGTCAAGTCAAATTATGCCAGTTTAGAAAGTGTCACAAAGGGTATAGACGTTTCTAAAAAAAGATGGCATAATAGTAATATAAAGAAAAACACAGGAGTTTCAAATGATTAACCCACTCAGAATCAAATTATCTGCTAAACATATTGTGGCTAAACGGGGTAAAGAAATAGTAGTGATCTATAATTTTATGCCCACAAATAATTGGAAAAAAAAAGCTAAATGGTTAAAAAAACTATTGTTTAGCTAAATGTCTATAGGTAATGTGCCAGTTTATTAATTGGCACATCTATCACAAAAGGTAAAAATGTCAATAGGTAATGTGCCAGTTTATAAATTGGCACAATAGGACTTAACAAAGAGTAAAGTCAATGCAGGTGGAAATGTGCCAGTTCATAAAGTGTCACAGCTACAACAAAAAAGTCAAACTGTCAATAGGAAATGTGCCAGTTTAGAAAGTGTCACAGCTATCATAAAAAGGTCAAAATGTCAATAGGTAATGTGCCAGTTTAGTAATTGGCACATCTACCACAAAAAGTAAAAATGTCAATAGGTAATGTGCCAGTTTAGAAAGTGTCACATAGGGTATAGACATTTCTAAAAAAAGATGACATAATAGTAATATAAAGAAAAACACAGGAGTTCCAAATGATTTACGACATCCCCCTGTTTGAAGTTGAATCCTCTGTCTTAATGTTTGTAGGTTATGAGCCAATTAGCGAAACATTAAGAATAGTATTTAAATCTGGAAGTGAGTACAAATATACAGGAGTACCAATTCAGGTGTATCAAAATCTCTGTAATGCAGAATCTATAGGACGAGAGTTCAATCGTACTATTCGTAACAAATACGATTGTACTCTAGTACAAGAGTTAAAAGTAGCAAGAAAAGCGTAAATGTCAATAGGTAATGTGCCAGTTTATTAATTGGCACAGCTACCACAAAAAAGTAAAAATGTCAAGTCCAATTATGCCAGTTTAGAAAGTGTCACAATAGGACTTGACAGAGAGTAAAGTCAATGCAGGTGAAAATGTACCAGTTCATAAAGTGTCATAGCTACCACAAAAAAGTCAAAATGTCAAGTCCAATTATGCCAGTTTAGAAAGTGTCACATACGGTATAGACAAATCTAAAAAAAGATGACATTATAGTTATATAGAGAAAAACACAGGAGTTCCATATGAAAACTATCGACCTAATAATTTCAGTATTATTTTCAGTATTAATTATCGGACTTTTATTTATGGCTACGATACCTAACCAGAAAAAAGTAGAATGTGAAGTTGAAAATCAAAGTCCTGCAACGGTACGCAAAGAATACTTATACATGAGCCAGTTTAGAAAGTGTCACATATGGCATAGACAAATCTAAAAAAAGATGACATAATAGTAATATAAAGAAAAACAAAGGAGTTCCACAATCTATGACTAACACAATTGAGAACACACCCCCTGGAGAAACCATTTCCGACATCTTGAAAGAGAGAGGAATACCCTTACGAATATTTGCTAATCGGATGGAAATGTCAAGAAAGGAAGCCTTTCGACTGCTGGCAAGTGAAACTGAGATTACAGGTCGTATTGCTTGCAAATTGCAGTATGCTTTCGGCTTACCTACTGCTCATTTTTGGAAAGAGCGTGAAAGACTTTACCGAGAATCTCTAGCAAATCAAAACAATGTAATGCAGAATCTAGGGAACAATAGTTCAATCGTACTATCCGAAACAGATACGACTGTACAGTAGTACAAGTGCTAAAAGTAACAAAAAAAGCGTAAATGTCAAGTCCAGATGTGCCAGTTTATTAATTGGCACAATAGGACTTAACAAAAAGCAAAGTTTATGCAGGAAGTAATGAACCAGTTTAAAAAGAGTCACATCTACCACAAAAAGGTCAAAATGTCAAGTCAAATTATGCCAGTTTAGAAAGTGTCACATACGGTATAGACAATTCTAAAAGAAGATGACATAATAGTAATATAAAGAAAAACAAAGGAGTTCCGCATGAGTTACGACACCTTCCTGATTGAAGTTAAATCCTCTGACTTATTAGCTGTCGGTTATGAACAGCTATTAAAAAACATGGCTAGTAATTTTCAAGATAAACTACCGGTAGTTATCTCAATTGGTGCTAAAGATGCGGGAAAAACCTTTAATTATATTCAGCTATCTCGCCTACAGTCTTGGGGAAATTTTTTAAATAAAGTTGATCCTAAAAATCAAGAAAATTCCGGAGAAAATCTGGGTTTAATATTTCCTTTACTCCAATCACAAAATTTAAATGATAAGTCCAAAAATATTCTTGAACAAGCACGGCTAAATGTAAATAATACACTCAATCATAATTGTCAATTTTCCATATCGGATTTTAAAGACAGAATAACGCAGTCTCTATCTAATCAAGATTGGAACGAGGTAGATTGGGCAAAATTTTGGGTCAAAGAATTTTCGAGAGTTTTAGGGTATAATCAGGAAAATTATCAACTAAATAAACTGCATGAATACCTTAAACAAAAAAACTCGAAGATTATATTTTTAATTGATGGATTAGAAGATGCTTTTCCTAATGTCGCCAATGATAACGATAACCTTCAACGAAAAGCCTTGAAAGCTTTGATCGATCATTTACCGAATAAATTAACAGAAATTAAGCAATCTAATCTAGGATTGATTGTCTTTCTGCGTCGAGATTTCTTGAGATATACAATCACACAAAACTCAGCACAATTTGAAAACTTATATCGTGAATACCGTTTTTAGTGAAGACGGCAAACTACTAAAGAGTCAATAGGAAATGTGCCAGTTTAGTAATTGGCACATCTACCACAAAAAGTAAAAATGTCAATAGGTAATGTGCCAGTTTATAAAGTGTCACATCTACCACAAAAAAGTAAAAATGTCAATAGGAAATGTGCCAGTTCATAAAGTGTCACATCTACCACAAAAAAGTAAAAATGTCAATAGGAAATGTGCCAGTTCATAAAGTGTCACAGCGCCAGTTTAGAAAGTGTCACATATGGCATAGACAAATCTAAAAAAAGATGACATAATAGTAATATAAAGAAAAACAAAGGAGTTCCACAATCTATGACTAACACAATTGAGAACGAATACACATCAGATTGGTTTTCGCCCCCTGGAGAAATCATTGACTACATCATGAGAGACAGAGGAATACCCTTACGAATATTCGCTAATCGGATGGAGATGTCAAGAAAGGAAGCCTTTCGACTGCTGGCAAGTGAAACCGAGATTACTGATAGTATTGCTTGCAAATTGGAGAATGCTTTCGGTTTACCTAATGCTCATTTTTGGATATTGAGTGAAGAGCTTTACCGAGAATCTCTAGCAAGAAAAGCGTAAAATGTCAATAGGAAATGTGCCAGTTTATAAATTGGCACACCTACCATAAAAAGGTAAAAATGTCAAGTCCCAATGTGCCAGTTTAAAAAGTGTCACAATAGGACTTGACAAAAAGTAAAATTTATGCAGGTGATACCCCTACCCCTCTTTTAGGCTAAAAAAGAAAGTGCCTCCTTTTTGTCCTAAATTTTTTTTTTGAAAATGAAAAATCAATTTAGGCGTAAAACTGTACTACTTAACCAAAATCAATAAAACTCAATCATATCAAGGGTTTTAGCGTTTTTACTTTAAAAAACACCATTTTAAAATCAATAAAGCCCAGTCATAGTATAGCTTAGACCTGTTTGTACTATGTAGTAGGGGGGATAACTTTATTTTTTTTTTATCTACTACGCCTTTAATCATCGCAGTTTAGGTACAAAAAAAACATAAACTATATAGAATGAGCAAATTAAAGCATTCGGAAGTCCTAATAAGGTGAGTCTGTTTTTTTTTTTTTTTGCTTTAACAGGGCGGGTTTTAGACTTTTCCGTATAGTGGCTTTTTTCTTTTAGCATTGTTCCACTTTAAGGTGGACATACACTACAGACAATAATAAACAGCCTTTTACCACACTTCAGAGCGGGTCGTGATACTTTTACTATTAAACGAATTTGTAATGGTCTAAGGGGTTAAAAATGGGTAAATGAGCAAATGTGGGCTAAATATTTAAAATATGTATTTAATTTTTGGTAGGTTGATTTTTGAATACCCTAGAATTAAAGTAATCTAGTATCCTATCCCCCATTCTATTTTTTTTTTTTTCGCTATGTATATAGCATAGCATGGGTATAAACAAAATGTCAAGGGGTAGTGGAAAAATATTTTTTTTGGGGGGTGGGGTAAGGGAGAGAGGCAAAAAAGTATGAGAGTTTTTAAACTGCGATGATTAAAAGTGTAGTAGATAAAAAAAATAAAGTTATCCCCCCTACTACATAGTACAAACAGGTCTAAGCTATGCTATGACTGAATTTTATTGATTTTTAAATGGTGTTTTTTAAAGTCAAAAATGTTAAAACCCTTAATAAGATTGAGTTTTATTGATTTTTAGAGGGGTAGTACAGTTTTTTGAGTACAGCGAAAAACAACAAAAAAAGCCCCTCTTTTGGGACTAAAAGAAGGGTTAAACGGCTAAAGTGGAAATCAAAGAGAACAGGTAGAACCAAGTCGATATTTGATGTCAAAAGCTAACTGACGATTAAAGGAACTCCAATGTTCAAGGGAACGGGAATTAGAAAGATTAAAGCATTGTTCAGAAGGGAGATTGGTTAAACACCAGCTTAAAAGTTTAGGTTGGTCAACGTCAGTATTAAGAGAAGTAATACCGGGACGTTGAATAGAAATACAATAAGGAATACAGGATTGAGAAAGGATATAAGATTGGAGAATGGATAATTCATGAGGATTACGGATAGCACCAATAACAACATCATGACGACGTTGGAGAAGCAAAAAATCTAAAGAATGACGAAGAAAAGGGGCAGAAAACTCTGGGTCAATTTTATCACGCATAACAGACCAAGAGCAGATTTCCAAATCTTTTAAAGAAAGATGGTCAACACTATCGGGCAAAAGAATATGGGTGATAAAACGGTGAGTCATGTCATAAAGAGAAACATTATAAGCACCATAAGTGTCAGAATAAAACTTGGAACAATAATGATAGGAAGCCAAAGAGGTATTAGAGTAATGACGGTGTAGAAATTCAAAACATCTGTCAAAAAGAATACCCATTTTGTTATTAAGAAAACGGTAAAAATTTGGAACAGAAGCCTTACCTTCAGGGGTATGCAAAGAACCGGACGGTAAATCGCACATAGACTCTAAGAAGGTTTTTAGGTCTTGAATAGGATGGAGAGGAACAAAAGAATGTTCCTGAAAAGCGTTTTGAGCAACGGATTTACCAGAACCAGAATCACCAAAGATAAGAACCAATTTAGGTAGAATTGATAAATTGGGGGAAGCAATACTAGACATAGGAAAAAGTGGTAGGATTAAACTATACAATATAGTATAGCTTAAGTCCAAAAAAAAAAGTCAACTATTTTAGAGTTGACTTTCAAAATTAATTTTCAGGGAAATGAGACTCCAAATAGTTCCTAATTTCCTGAATTTTTGCCTGTTGATAGCTGTTAAAAAGAGACAGAAAAGATTGAGTGGTGAAGCCAAAGTGTAAGCACAAACAATCCCACGAAAAAAAACTGGTGGTAGTTTTTGGCTACTAGAAATTTTTGAGCAATTAATTCATCGTCTGTCATGGGTAAAGTCCTCTAGGGAATAAAAAAAAAAAATAATCGCACATTTTAGGTATTATAAGCGAAAACTTGAAAAAAAGTCAACTATTTTAGAGTTGACTTGTTAGAAAAAGTTTAATTAATCACCGGCACAAGCTTCACAATATTGGGAATCGAGATTACAGACAACAACATCAGAAGAAGAAAAAGGGTAGTCGTCAGAATCAAATAAAGCATCAAAGTCAACGTCTGATACAGATTGAGAATTAGGCAGATAGGAAAGAGCATCAAGAGCCTCATCGGAAATGACACGAGACTTATCGTTAGAAGATTGGAGAGTTGCCAGACGGTAGTAAGTAGTTTTGAGGTCAGAAGCAAGGAAAGTATCAATAAAAGATTCATCAACAGGACAAGTATCCCAAATATTAGCGGAAATAGAATGGCTAAGACCAGTAGAGTCCATTAAACGTTGCCAAATATTAAGAAGTCGCCATTGAGTATCCCAACCGACATGGGAAGCAATTTGAACGTTGGGGTGAAAATGAAAAATTTGAGAACCAAAAGTTTCAGAGGTACGTTCAATAGAACGACTTAAAGGAGGGCTAATTTCAGGAGTAATAGAGAAGCCTTGAGAATCAAAATGCTTAGTAAAAGAGGTTGCGGTAGGAGCAACGCAGAAAACACGGTCAAAGTTGTAAAGCTGACCAATATCAGCCGCTTCATGGTAGCCTAAAGCAAGATAGAAAGCAATTTGTTGGGGAAGATGGAAAGAAGAAACAAACGGAAGAGTACAACGGAGAATATCAGGACGGAAACCAGAAGTCATCTCTTCAATGGACTCTAAAGCAGAAACGAAATCGGAATAGGAAACATCATGGATAGCTAAAAAAGAAGCTAAACCAATAACACCAAGTCCAATTTGTTTGTCTTCGGCAGGGGAAAGATATTGACCAGTTTCACCAACACCAGTAAGAGGATGTAAACGAGCTAACCATTCAGCCCCTTGACGGAAAGCAGTGGGAATCTCATGAGGAGAAAGTAAACCCAAATTGATATTAGAGATAAGACAGGTAGCCCGACTTTTTAGTAAAATTTCTAAACAAACATTACTATAAAGACGTTCACCATGTTTATCGTATTGCTTTTTAGCTAACCAAACAGTACCATTGTCAACAGCTTCAGCTAATTTTGCTTTGATAGGATGAGTTTTTAGACCATCATCAACGTACATGGCTAATTTAATCCAAGCATTTTCAAATTCGTCAGCATTTAAAAAAGCCAAAGCGTCAGGGTTATCGTAGTCTAGATAAACAGTAACAGCCCCATTTTTAAAAACCCCTCCTCGACGAAGAGTTTCATTAAGTCGAGAGTAAAGAGACATAAAACTAACAGCACCAGAAGCGACAAGACCTTTATCGTTAGTAGAACCAGAGGGGCGTAAAGAGTTAAGGTCAATAGCACAGCCTGCGGCATTACGAAGAGCATGAGAAGTAAAAATCCAACTAGCTTCAATGCCATTATCACCTTCCATAGAGTCTTCGACATGGAAGACAGTACAACTAACAGGAAGACGACCTTCGCCCCAATCCCGAACACGACCAGTAAGAGCTAATCCATGTGGGATTTCGTTAAAAAGGTCATTTTTTAAAGCTTGACGTTCGGATTCAATCATTGAAAAATCTCCAAAAAAGTAAAAAGGTTGACAAAAAGAAGACTCAAAAATTATTGAGGTGGTTTATTGAAAGGGGGAGTCTCTAAACCAAGAGACTGTTTTTGCATCGTCAACAAAAGAATATGCTGAGAGACAGTTTTTTGAAACAGCAAAGTAATTAACTCTTTGATGCGTTCACTGCGAGCATTTAAATCTGGGATAGAAAACCGAATATGAGTGGCATTACGGGGCAAAAAATCACAGCTAAAAGCTTTATCGACTTCAAGCATCATTCGTGCTAACTCGAATTGGTTAGGCAGGGAAAGATTTTGAGCAATATCTAAACGATTCTCTTCTTCATTGTGAAAAGAGCGGGTGTGAGCAAAGATGGTTGGCTCGTCTTCAGGATAATTTTCAGGGTTTAAAACAGGCATAAGCAGAAATTTTCAGGTTCTAAAACAGGCTTGAAGTAAATTTGAACAGAGTTTCGTAAATAGTATTTATTGTTGTACTACCCTGATAATACTAGCATTCCTTCAATATTAGGACGGTCATTTTCTTCTGATTTTTCGTAAGTCGCTTCTTTGGCTTTATCAATCCAAGCATTAATTTGATCGTGTCTAATTGCTCCATAATCGACTTCATCATCAACTTCATTTTCAATCTTAATTCCTATAATTGAGAAACAGAATAAAAAATTGTATAAATCAGTTTCGTTGACCGATTGTACTAACTCTTTAAGAACTTGTTTAGCGTCCATTGTTATTTCTCCGTTATAAAAAATGTTAACATTCATTTCTTGCTTCACTGTGGTAAGGACGTCCTAACACCACTCCACAAGCTAACACGAGCTAACTGCCCGCTTTACCCTAGTTAAAAGGGGTTTTGACCCGTTATAATTAAGCTTGGTTTTCGCCTAACTAATTTTGTTGGGTTAAACCCAGTATAACAGATGGTAGTTATGATGTCAAGGGGGTTTGAGAAAAAAAATTTTTAAGAATTGCGAGCTTTTTTACGAAGGGCGAAAACGGATTCAACGGGATTAGAAGTAGTTTTGCGGGGTTGTTTAGGGGAATCATTAGACCGTTTACGACTTTCTTGACGACCATCCCCACCAGAAGTTTTTACCATAAAAAAAATTGGAAACACTACACTAGAAAAGCGAGCGTGACCAATTTTTTTTGCTTGAACGAGGATTAATTATCACCCAAAACTTCGTATTGACCATCTATCGACGGCAAAAGACTGTTTTTGGTTTCGGGACTAACTAATAAGTTGGCAGTAACGGTAGTTTCAACAAAAGAGCCATTATTGGCTGGAAACGTTCTAAGATGCTCAGAAAAATCTAGTTGAAAAGGAGTATTGGGAGGCAATTTTTCTAAAACAAAGTCGAGTATTTGCCCATAAAGAGAGTGACGAATAGCGGAGTGTTGAGCTTGGTAATAGGTAGAATGGCACTGGTTAGAGACGGATATAGTTTCTAAAATAATCATGTGTTTTGTCCTATTTTATTGCATACTTAAGATTTTCTAGATTAAGATATTCTAGACTGAGAAAATATAAGCAAGACATCTCTCCTTCTACAAATATAATTGAAGCTATTGCAATAGTTACAGCAAAAAGATTAGTATTCTTTTTAAGCCATTGGCAATAGTGCGGTTGTAACAATGTTTAAGCAATGCTGAAAACTGTGGTTTTTGTTTTGCTTCATTGACTAAATCAGCGATAAAATCTTTTGTTGATTTAGGTAAATTATCGCAAACACTTTTGATAGCTATTGCACCTCCGTAACTAATCATTTTTTTTGCTCCTTAGACGTTTTGCACTTATTTACATAATATAGCACATTCAAGACAAAATGTCAATAAATAAGTTCAAATACCGACAGATTGTGTAAGCGAAGCTTTATTTTCTGTCTTCAGGTAGGTAGAGACATTAAAATCATCCTTAAAACGACCCCTAGCTCTATCAGACTCCTCTATAACATGACACCAGCCCATTTTTTGACATTCTTCTTTAACTTTGCGTCCTCCTCCATAAACAGTGAAAAAAATGTCAGAAGTACCAGCGTGGCGACAAGCCATATCAAATTCTTCATAGGTAGCGGCAATACCATCGGAATAGCCATGAGTACAGTAAGCATCCCAACCTTTAGGAACGCCTAAAAGAGCAATATCCTGAAATTCAGTAGGAACATTTACATCAACAAGAATACGAATACCTGCTTCAGCCCAATAACGAGAAAGCCAACGTTTTTTAAAAATTAGTTCAATAGCGATAGCTTTAGGAGTTTGAAGAGTAATGGTGTAGTTAACTTCACCAACAAGAGTGATTGAAGTATCGATTAATTTAGAAGGATTTTTCCAATGACCATTAAAGCGATAATCGTCGGTATAGTGAAAGACAGTACCGGTAAGTGATTTGTTGCGAGCCTTAGCCCCCCAAATATTAATAGGAGTTTCTGGCCATTTACCCGCCATATTCAAAGGAAGGACAGGGATGCCCCATTCATTGTCAGTGGGAAACATCCAAGTTACAATATTATTACCTATGGGATTTAACAATTCTTTGATAGCCATGAAAAAAGATTTCACTCAAAGTAAAGATATATCTTAGCATAAGGAAAAAAGAAATGTCAAATAACGAACAACAAATTCCCACATTTGCGGAATATCTATTCAAGCCCCAGAGAAGTGCAAAGTTACTATATGGTACATTTGTACTAAGAGATAAAGACCAAAAACAATTATGTGCGGTAGTGGCTACATCTGGGGCGGCAGGGTATCAAAATTGGACAGATTTTCAAAGGATAGGAAAGGGATTGATTCCGCCCTATGACAAATTTCAAATCAGAACCGATGGGTATCGATTAGCAACAAAAGGAATCGAAGGTATGTTTTATCCGATAGAACCTAGTCCTGTCCCTATCTATGGAAGGTCTGAATTAGGGTTGCATTTTGACGCAAACGTACCTGGTTCAGCCGGATGTATTGTGATAGAAAACAAAAACAGTTTTTTAAAAACAATAGTCCCTTTAATGTTAAAAGCGAAAAATGCAAAAATACTTAGAATCCCGTTAAAAGTCAATTTTAGCTAATGAGAAACTAAAAAGGTTTTGTAATTCATTATCAGAAAAACACCGACCTTTAAGCCAAGAAGATTTATTACAGGTTAGAGGGTGCAAAAAAAGGAAACCACTGGGTAAAACAAAACGAAACTGAGGCTTAATAAGCAAGGTCATAACTGCTGAAGAACTAATAGCCTTAATTACAATTAAAGGGGTGTGACAAATTTCAGCGATATGGATAGCTGAAAGAATGTCTCCCCCTTTAGAATTTACAAAAATCCTATTTACATTTAATTTTTGTAATGCGATAAAATAGGGAATTGTGTCGTGGTTAATAACGGAAATAGATGGCTTAAAATCAGGTAATAATTCCATAGATTATAAAATGTTTAACTTCTTAAAACGGGTAGTAACAAAAAGATTATTAATTTATGCGGTAAATATAAGCGTGAATATTTTAGTGATTTATTTTCAAATTTGGGGACAAGAGAAAATAGATACAAAAGAAAAAGTAATTCTTCAAAAATACGTAAAAACAAAAGATAACATTACAGTTACAAAGGATACAGAAAATTTAGTTTATTTATTAGATGGGTACATAACCAAAAGTACAACTTTAAAAATGCCGAAAGGAATAGGATTAAATAAAGAGAACAAAGAAATACTGTTAGAAAATATTATAACATACGTTTCTACAAAGTATCCAGAGTCAACAATTTTAAAATCAAATAATTACGAAATATTAGTGGATTTAGGTTATACTAAAAGGCAAATAAATTTTTTAGGGTGGGAAAAAGTGAGAATGGTTTTATTTGTAGCGGGAAGTAAAGATGATTATAAACTTTATTTAATAGCAACCGTTAAAATAGCTTCAGGAAACCCTTTTTTACCCCCTCCAAGCAAAGAATTTACCCAATTAGAAGGTGAATCCGCCCACAATGTTAAGGAGTATTTAGAAAGGTTTTTAGCAGATTTAGGAAAAGCAATAAGTGAACCCAAAACAGACACTAGAGATTAAGCAAAAATTAGGAAAAGAATACTTTATAGCCATAGGTTTTATATTTTGGACTACAACTTTGGTGAGAGTAATAGGGGGTTTAACAGACGAGCAATTTCAATATACATTGTTGCTATTATTATCATCTGTGACAAATTTTAGCATACCTATTTTGAAATATTTTATAAGAGGAGAAGCCAAAAAACCAACAATTAAGTTTACATTAGAGGGAAGCAGTATAGTGTTAGGAGTGGCGAGAGTTTACGGAATAGCAATAAGTTTAACCAATCTGTTAAGAGTATTACCTATTCCCACGTTAAGCGTATTTTCCACATATTTTACTATAATGAGTAGCATACAAGCAATATTTAGTGTTTGGCTGTCATGGATTTTAACTGAAGTTTTTGAAGATTAGAAATTCTTGACAAAAAACTCACCAGCAAGTGTTATCATAAAAAGTTCAAGGTCACGACCAACAGCAACTTTTTTGATTAAGCCTAAATTTAAAAGAGGTTGGAAATCAGGGTCATAAGGTTTTGTCCAAATTGTTTTATGATTTGCGATATATTTTAAAAGGTTTATATTGATAGTAGTGCTAGTTTTTTTCAAGACATTCTTTTTATTCATAAAAAGGAAATGATTTTTTGTAAAGGTGGGTCAAAGATACCAATAGTTAGAGTATCAATGACACCACGAAAAAGAGCTAAGACAATTTTGATTTTGAGCGAGAACCTTCAGAATTAAGGAAATCTGGCGTACTAATATTTCAAAAGGGAACCTTTAGTCACCTCAAGAATCTCTTGAATGGTAGTGACTCGCCCTAAAGAAAGACCTAAAGGTTGAGAAGGAGTGATAGCGTGCTGGTCGGGGGACTTACGAATAGTGAAGTCAATATCGACACCTGAGAACCAAGCAACAGAAGCTGGTAAATCATAAAGTCCAACAGAATAAGAGATATAAGCCCTAGTCCAAAGGTGAGCTATTTGCAAAGCTAAACAAAAACGAGCAGAATCTTTAGCAAGAACAATGTACCGGTATTCATCATGAATAGTGATACAAAGTCGAGCATCAATGTCGTATTTGGAACAAAGATAATCAACAGCAGTAAGACAGATGTGTAAAAAATCAACACCGGAGCTTTGAACACAAAAATTAATTTTGCTAGTTAGATAATCTTTGTGACCAGTAAAACGAGGATGAATGGCATCACTCATAGTACGTTTTAAGGTAGGAGTGCGAGGGTCACTAGAAGTAGCAATACGTTCAAGTTCGTTAAACATAACGGACTCAGTACCTAAACGCCAACGTCCTTCAATTTTTTTACCTTTTGTTTTGGCAAACATATCAGAAGCAAGCTGTTTAGCCTCAGCAGAAGTCAAAGTTTTACGGAACTCCCGCATATAATTAATCATCGATTTAAGACCAGCAGAATATCGACGGCTATAGACGACAGTTTTAGCATTATCACGACTGATACCTAATAAAGAAGCAGTCATAGAATGAGGGTCAGTGCCATCTTCTTTACAGCCAACAAGTGTTTGAAAAGAGGAAGGCGTACCACCAATAATGCCAACATGAGCATCAGCTATAAGGTCAGAAATCCATAACTCTTGCAAGTTTCTTACGAATAGCCCGCTTCCGACTATTCTCACTGAGTCTCCCCAGTGTTGAGACTATATCATATACGGTTTCCCGTATCTCCCCGTTTCGAGCTTGCTTAAGCCCTACGATAATAAGCCTAGTTCTTTCAAGATACCCTTATATGCTTTACCCTTCTTGATGTTAGCCACATGGGACTTCTGTACTCCATGCTCTTTAGCTAATTGTTCATCTGGTAAGTCAGAATTGAAGATTTTTACAATATCTTCTGTGGTTAACTTGAATCTAGACGTTTCTCTAGTCGTTGAAGAGTCCTGTACAATCCTTCCCACTGTGGTTCTGTTCATGCCCACCATCTCCGCTATTTTTCGGGTGGTGTAACCCTGTACCCATAGTTCCATTACTTCTTCCCGGTGAATATCTCTGAAGTCCGAGTGTTGGTTTTTTCTACCTTGGGGGCGTTTGTCGCCCTTTAGCCGATAGTCTTCAGAGATATTGTGGGAAATTGTACACCATTCAAGATTTTCAAGATTGTTATTGGTCTTGCAATCGTCTTTGTGGTGGACTACGGGGAGATTGTCTGGGTTGGGTAGATGGGCTAGGGCTACCATACGGTGAACCATGATGTTTTTAGTTTCCCCTGAGTCATTTGTTAGGACAGTTGCCATATATCCACTTTTATTGACTGCTGGTGACATAAAACGCTTGACTCGGTGGGAGTAGATACGACCCGTTTTAGTAACGCTGTACTTACTAAATCCGGGGATTGTAACTAGGCTTTCCCGCTGATTGTCCATAACCTTTATCTTTTTAAACGCTATCCCAATTGTATCCTAAAGGGATTGTGGTGTAAAGGCTTAACTGGAGTTTCCAGCAATTAGAGGAGTTTAACGACAGCCATTGTGTTAACTGTCCACGTCAGCACCAATTTGAACATAGCCTTGTGGCATACGAACAGTGGTTTTAATTTCACTTCCAATGCGATTAGCCCGGGGGTTAGCCGCAGTAAGCCAAGTGTTTTCAACAGCACGACCAGTGACAGTACCGGCAGTAATTAATTGAGGACAAATAAAACCAGTTCGATTGTCAGAAGACAGAACAACAAATTGATTTTTTACTCGGTCTTGAACAGAAACCCAATAAGCGCAAGAAATAGCAGATTGGAGGGCTAATTTAGCTTCAGGGAAGTCAGAATCAAGAATACCTCCTTCCATTTCAGACAGATAATCTTTAGACAAAGGCGAACCAACATTGGAATTTTCACCGGCTTTGTGAGGTAGGGGATAATACAGAGTATCGACATAAGAAAGACCACCATCGTGAGAGATAAAGTTTTCAAGAAGCAAAGGTGTGGTATTGGAAGAAACATCAGCACCCTGAGTGGCAAGAAAACCCCACTTACGATCCTTATGATGATAAAGAGGGAAACCCATCCAAGAGAGACGTAAAAGATAGGGGGTACATTGGGAACGAACAGTAAGGTTCAGTTTATCACCCTTGAATAGCTTACGATACCATTCTGGTTTGTCTTTATGTTTTTTAGCCCGTGAAGAAGGCATAGACCAATCTAAATGACGAAGCCAAGCATCAGAGTTAGGGTCTAATTCACCGCTAATAAACTTAGAAACTGCATCATCAGCCAACATTTGCAAGTGGGAATTAATTTTTAAGCGTTCGGACTGAAACAACTCTTCACACCGATTGATATAGCCATACCAACTTTCACGGGTAACAGGAAGGATAGCAGTACCCATTTGCAACATTCCGCAAAAAGTCACAGCAGAAGGGCATTTTTCCTTAAAGCGGAACCATAAAACTTGATAAAGTTGAAAAGTGACTTTAACATCATTAGCACAGTATTGAGCTAATTGCTGAAAACGATTTTTTATTTCCAAAAGAGTACCGGTAACAAAATAATCACGGTCGGATTTGGAAATAGAATAACCTAAATGCAATCTTGAAGTTTCGGCTAAAGAATTACCGCTAGAAACCTCAAGCCAATCAAAATAAAAAGGAGACTCACCTTGCTCATCAAGAGCTTTATTATGTTTGATGCTAAGAGGACGTTGTTTTGAACTTAGACCAGCGACGCATTGGTGCATAGACAAAGTATCCCAAAAACGAACGCCTGAGAGTTTGAGGTCATAAGTTTCTAAGGTTCTTGCACGGTCATAACTGGCATAATGAGCAACAACAAATTTGTCGGATTTACCCAAAGGACAAAGAGTATCAGAACCGTTTGAAACCAGTTTAGGGGAAACCCAAAAATACCAAGCGACAGAAGAAACAGCACAAGCCATGACAGGGTAATTAGAGCTAGTAACAGCAACCTCACAGTCATAAACAATGGACATCTCAAGAGGGTAAGGGACAGAATAGGGTTCCGACCCATCCATAGGGTCCTTCAAGAGGGGGTAAATCAAATTCAATAGTAGGAGGAGTAGGAATGTTCGAGCCACTCAGATTGAAGCTCTGTAACTGTCTTTTGGCTTCGTCACGAGCAGTTTTGCTTGGGTGGTTTTCTAAATCCCCAAATAATTGCTCCCTTAAGGATTCAGAAATCAAAGGAATCCCTACAGCATTTTTTCTAGACATACACGGTTTTATTTTAAGTGGTTTACATTTTAAGTATCGTACAAAGTTAATCTTTTGTCAAGGTTGAAATATTGACAGGGGATGGAATAATCACACAGCAAGGATTGAGCGGGGAGGGGAAAAACAAAAAAACATTGACAATGGTTGTAGTCGATGTTAAAAACCTTAATAAATTAATAATCATACTTGGTGCTAACTTAGAATTTCTCTGGTTAGAGAATCGCTTTTGTCGATGCGCTCTCAGGGGAAAAGGAAACTTACGGTTAATTCGTCTCCCTCGTCTTCCTCGTCGCATTAAACGACTACTATCCATCCGTTTTTCAACTCGTTTAAAGGGAAGCTCTAGGTGAGCCGTCTACAGAGTAAAACCAGAAGATGGGACATTAATTCCAGAAAACAATTTGCTGGGGTCAATTCCTACAGAAATAGGTTGAGTTTTATTTTCTTGATCATCTTGCTTTGTAGAATCAGGTGTAAGAGGAAATTGAGGATTAAATCGATGAACAAATCACTGTTATCCTAAAACAAAATCCCCTTGACACCGTGTTTGTAACTCATTGTTAATGAGATCAATCTGTTTGCTTCCCACTGCGATTTTGACCACTCCTCAATGTTTTAGCAGGTCTAGAACGTCCAACATCACTATGAATAGAATCTTGTAAAGCATCAATTAATATCTCCGGTGGTAAAGGCCTACGAAGCTCACTTTCCTCCTCAGACAAGGGTGTTAATTGCGGTCTTTGGGGTGGATTACCACGCCCAAGATTCTCTATTACTTTATCATTGTCAGAAGGTTCTGCTATCAGTTGGACATAGAATTGTCCTAAGTCGTTGAATTTACCGATGGCTTTTCCTTCTTTAATCCACCGTCTAGCCCGACTAGGTTTAGTCGGCATTAGAGGTCGATTGTCTGAAGAGATTACAGGTATTCTTTGCATGGAGATAATCCTTAAGAGTGAAGTTAATGTCCTTTACCGCAACACAATCAAGATGTCTTGTCTAACAACGCTTTACCAATAAAGCTTAGAGATAGTCCGAACGAGGGAAGGATTCGTAAGTCTGGGACAGATTGTGTCTCAATGCGGTAGTCGCTACTTGCGTTGCTTAAATTGGTCTAGGCAAGCCCCGCACCTTTAGGACGGGGTTAGTAACATAATGAGCAACAACAAATTTGTTGGATTTTATTGAGGAAAAAGGTTAAGAAGCAACGACAGCACTACAATTAATAGTAATGGTTTGAGCGACAGGGTGAAGTCGTTTAGACACTGCCAGTGAAGTGTTTTCTAGTTCGAGCGTGTAAATAATTTTCTGGACGGTTAGTGACTTTAGCCATTTCTACATTAGCTTTAAAATCTTTAACTTTCTTAATATAGGAATCAATAGTTTGTCGTTGATGCACGTCACCCAGACCTTTAAATTTTGGTCTATTAAGATACCAAGTTTGATATTCGATTAGGACATCAATTAAGGGTGAAAAGACAATGCAATAAGGTTGAATAGAGGTCAAAATGTCGATAGCTAATTGACCTTTGATAATCCATTTTTTGTTACGATTGGGAGGTTTTGCGATATAAACAGTTCCCCCTAACATTTGACTAACTAGATGCAAATAATTAATATTTTTGTGATGAAATTCGATGGCAGGGGTAACAAAGTTTTTATGACGCATTAAGCTAATAGAGGCTTTGGCTTCAATCATACCAGCGACATAAGCAGTTTCGAGGGGAGATAGCGTGTGAATCAGACTGTTGGACATAATAAATTTTGGTACAAATTGGTAGAGGGACTATGTGAAAGAATTAGAAATACCGAAATCATTCAGCTAAAGCATTAATTATGGAGCCATAATTATCCTCAATGAAAGACAGCAAATTTAAATCATTATCTAGGGTATCGTCATCCACGTCATTTGGTGAATTTTTATCCCATTCCCAAGCGTAAAGGATAGCATTGTGAAGAATAAATTTGGAAAGCAGAGGTAAACGAGAAAGACGAAAAGCTTGAATATAATCAAAGTATTGCTGTTCACGAATAAGCATAAAACTTAAAAACCAAGCATGATAATTATGGCTTAGGTATTCGAGACAAGATTCAGGAGAATCGAAAAGATGTTCAAAAGGGTATTTTTTTCCTTGTTCTTCAGGGGGCAAAAATTCATACCAATCTTGAATGGACTCTAGAGGGTAACATTTGTTACGCCAAACAAAATACTCGTCTATTAAAGAAGGAAAAAGGTCTTTAACAGCTTCAAGAGTGTAAAGGTTTAGAGTCATTTTGTACTTTAAAGGAACTTTAGAAACCTGTAAGGTTTTCAAATAGGTAGAAAATTGTCTATTAGAGATAAGCGTAACTAAAGAACTAACGGTTTCAGCTTCTGTATGGTTCATAGGGGAGGACTCCAAATTGATTAGTTTAATCATAGCACGGTTGACGGAAATGGTCAAGAAAAACCCACCTATATTACGGGTGGGTTTTAAAAATTATTCTTTGATGAAAACTTTTTGTTTAGCTCGTGTGAGAGCTACATAAAGCAATTTTTTCCAATTAGGGGCGTTATATACATCAAGACCATCGATAAAGACAACATCAAAACC